GTAGACACTTTAAAACGCATCCAGTTGGCATATTTATTTATATATACCACTTTGTAATCTTCTTCATCTTCAGTTGTTTCGTAGTAGTCTTCATCGAAGTAATCAAAGTCATAGTACGCCCCGTCATAGGTAATTGTTGCGGTTACCGTTTTGGTGCTGTCTATTGTAGCGAGTGCGGTTAGCGTGTTGCTCCCAGATTTATCATAATAAATATACAAGTTCTTGAAGAACTTACGCTCAGTTCCAACGGCTATTTCGGGCGTTTCAAAAAAAGCTGTAATCTCTTCCCCACGATAGGTGATAGCGTTGTACATTTGCTCAACAATACCTGTGTTTTTTTGGGTTACGTATAGGGTCTGCCCTATTAAAAAAAATCGCCAATAGACTGGTGTGTAACTCGTTGTTTTAATAAAGTATTTAGTCCAGCCGCCTATTCGTATGTCGTACACATACATGAACGTTTCCGCAATTAAATGATACTTATAATCAAAAAATGCTGATTCTAGTGGGTTATCTTTTAACTGATTTTTTAAACTATCTTTATTTAAGGCAATAGAAAAATTATTTGTGGTTAAGTTGTCAAAACTTGTCGCTAGGTTGGTGGCAATATTACCACTAAAAATACGGACGTCATACAAATTAGAAACAAACATAATCCCACCCTGCAATACGTCATTCTCTGGTATTCTAGCTATGCTAAACCCATCGATACACCCAACATTAGACGTGGTTTGTTTTACGCTTGTTGTTAGGCCAGACGTATCTGCTAAATAGATATGTTTTTCATAAAAAACCACGATTTGATTATAGTCTTCAATTAATCCTGTTAGTGGGGAATTATCATTTCCAACCCCTGACACATCATAAACGCCTGACGTGTTGAAAAACACTTCTACTTCAAACTCTGTTACATACAAGTAGTTAGGTCTATTCGCATTTACTGCGCCAATAATCTTTTCGTCTTTAACCGTAATAAACTGTGGTGTTGGGCATGAGCTATTAGTGCTAGGTATATTTGCACCTAGTGAGCCGTCAGCCGTATTATCTTGATACGTTGTGGTCGTGTTATCGTTTATGGTTGTTAGTAGCTTAAGTGTACTGCCGCCTGCTTCTGTACGGTATATTTTACGTGCTGTGCATGTTGCAATTCCAACGGGTAAATCAAGGTCAATACTTTTGCTTGACACGGTTATGGTGTTGCTAATAGTTCCCAGTATAATTTCTACCCCATCAATAACATACGTCATAGCGTAATAATAAGCGCCTGTTAAGCTACCAGCTACGAGCAGGTCTTTAGCTGTAGGCGCACCCATTTGCTTTACGTAAGTTCCGTCATACACCAACGGATAGTCAAAGCCATTAGATATAAACAGCTTATCGTTAAGTATTCCAAACGTGCATTTCTTGCCGGCTGTTAATCCTGTATACACCGTGCTTGGGCTGGTGAGAAAGTCTTTGATTATTGACCCGCCTTGGACAATTATTTTTTCACTTTTAAACTGCCCAACTGAATCAATGTAACGAAAGTCTACCCCACCATCAATTTGATTTGATCCAACGTTATATTCAACGCTTGGGGCTTTAATTCGCTGACAGCCTATAATGCCATCGTAGTTCATGTTCTCAATGTTGTAAAAATAATCAGGCGACACAAACTTGCGACCTTTGTCGTCTCTTAATCCTTTAGATTCGTAAGATTCTACAACAAAGCTCAAATTGTTGCTCCTATGTTATTTACTTCCCAATCGTAGGCGTGACCAATCATGCCGCCTTGTACGACATCGCCATACCCTGCTTTAATGTCGTTTTGAGCTTGCTGGTAAAAGGCCGCTGCATCTATCTTGTAGCGGTCAGCAAGGTTAAAATCTCCAATTAAAATTAACAATTTATTTGCGACTAGATCAACAATTGGCTCAACATGCTCGTCTGGTATTTCCATTTCTTTGGCTAGATCACTAGCTGATATGCTATCGTTAGCATCAACGCTAATAACAAAGTGCTTTCGCCTGTAAAACAACTCAAAGTTGTTATGCGTAACTGTGTCAGTGTCGCTATGCCCTGCGGCTGTTGTTCCTTCAACACCTCTAGTACAACCAGTAAATGTTGTTGCTGTTTTTGCTGTGTAACGGATTTTTTCGTTATTAATTGTTATACGACCATCTAAATCTGGAAAGCTATTTGTTGACGCTACAGTAATTGTAGTCGCACTGTCACTAATGGCCCCGTTAAGAGTCGTCGTTTGTGCTGAACTGCTACTATCAGGATAAATAGTAATTTCGTTATTCCAAACATTTATAAAACGTGGAATACCTGCATAGGTATTATAAGTGAACTTTGTGGTTACATAATTTAAGTTTTTTATATTTAATGGGTTTTTACGCCCGTCACGCCAGATATAAGCCAGTCTATAAGCCTGTGACCTAATCGCATCAGTAGGGCCTGTAACAACGCGATTAGACGTGTTTACAGGCGTACTAAAAATATCCTCAATACCTTTAACGTTGCTCGCATACTGATCTAATGCATTTTTTAGCTGATTTACTTTTCGCTTGTTAGTAAAAAGTGTGTTACTAGCTTTAGTACTATCTTCATCGGATATTGCTGTATTAATTCTATCTATAACATCGCTAACCAACATTTTTTACACTCCTAACAATTTTTGGACAATAATCCCGACTAAAGCCGTGCCTATTACTACAATACCAGTTATTATCCCATTTAAAATTAATTTATTTTTACTTACTTCTCTTTCAATCTTTTGACTAAAGTCTTGGATTCCGTATGACATAGCATCGATTCCCATATCAATTACAACTTTACGATCAGCCTTTTGTTTTGGCGTCATTGTTTCTGAAATGTATTTTTCTTCTAGTCGTTTTTTATATTTGTCTAATTTATCTTGTATGCTCATTTTTTACCCAAAATACTGCGTTGCATTATCCAATGCATACTGCACCCTTGCATCAATATAATCCTTTATTGCTTTCGCACTTGCAAGTGTATTGTGACTTGCACTAACACTGTTTAGGTCAGTATCAAGTACCCCAGCTTTCAAATTTGTTAATGTTAAATTACTAATTGTCGTATTATCTGCATCAATGCTTGGCAGTCTAGCTTCTGCTAGTGTGCCACTAGATATATTGCTTGCGTTAGTCGTATCTACATTTGCGACATTCCCAAGCCCTACATCCCCCTTAACTAAACCCAGTGCTGTTTTAAGTGTTGTTGATATTGTTAAATCCTCTACATCCCCTGTACCAGCTGTTGTTCTGCCTTTAACCGTTCCAGTGGCAACGTGTGCCATTTTTGCATTGGTTACGGCTTCGTCCGCAATCGTTAAGGCTGTGGCACCTGTAACGTCACCTGTATGTGTTGCATTGGTTACCTTGGCGTTGTTTGTTGTTATATCTGATTCCATGGTATCTAGGTCCACTGCTTGTGTAACGGATATATGCCCTAGCTTAGTTTGCTCTGCACTTGTTATCGTTGTGGGTTTATTAAGTATCTGGGCATCACCACTAACAGCGTCCCAGTCAGCATTTACATTGACTTCTGCGCCTGTTGCAATGCCTGACAATTTAGTTTTTTCGGCATCAGTATAGGCATTTGTATCCGCATTAGACTCATAAGCAGTTTTTATTTCTGCTACTGTTTGATCAGCTGTGGCGTTATCTTCTATGCCATCTAGTTTAGTGTTGTCGCTACTTGTAAAATGCTTGTTAGTCGCTGTCTCTGCTACGTCATTAAGGGTTAACGCTCTGGCTTCCCATGTATTGCTAGAATTACCTATAAACACATTCCCATCGTTAAGGTTAGGTACGTCATTAGTACGACCTGCACCACCAACTTTTATTGAGCCTGCACTTGCGTGTACTCTTTGTACTTTGCCAATGTTTTGTACCTGTGATGATTCACCATAAGGTTTGATTGCTGTCAGTGCGCCTGTATCAGAAATGTATAAAATATCACCCAAAGAAAATGAACTTGTATCAATTCCTGACAATGTACCAA